GTAGAGAAACCATCAGTTCCTACTAAGAGTTTTTGGAAGGCGTGTGGAAAGTAAGCCATAATGTTTAAAATATTTAAGGTTAAAAAAATTTATTTTTGTTTTGTTTTCATTACTTTAAGAAAAGCAATTTGTATTTAATTGAGTTGATAGTACTTTTGACATTATCTAGATCATTTACAATTTCACTGTAAGGTGTAATTGCTTGCAAACCAGATACCATTTCCTTCATCTCTCTTAAATAAGATAATGCTTCTTCTACAGAATTCAAAATTCTTGGTGCAGAATCTTCATAATTTAGCAATTTTTCTGATGCACCTTGGAATCCTTCTGCAATATCATCAGCATGTCCTGGTAATGCATCATATAAATCATTTAAAGCTTTGTGAGATGAAAATGATCCCAATCCTGTAACTTTTAAATGTAGTTTATGAAAACTAACTGCAGCGTTCATCAATTCAGTAACGCATGCCGCTGTTTGTGATTCCAAAGAAGATGCTGCTGGATATCCAGTAGTTGTTCTTTTTAATGATTTGTATTGTCCAGCAAAGTCCATATATTAGTTATTTAATGTTGCTTGTTGTTTTTCTCTTGTATATTGGTTAAATAGTTCTATATCACCAGCTATAATTGAACATGTTTCATCAATTATCATTTCAACAATATCATCCTTTAGTTCACACTGTACATCAACATCAGGATTACCAGTTGAAGGATTTATACAACCCAAGAATGAAATATTTCTTGGTTTTCTATAATAAACCAACTTAGGCGTTGCAAGATCAAATTCTCCATTTGTATAAATTCTGAATTTGTTACTTTGCATTGTTGAAAATGTTTCACCCCATTGAGCACTAGGTTTTCTAAAATCATCAGCCAATAAAGAGTCTACGTCTGCAACTTGTGCTAAGTAAACAATTATAGGTCTTTCAGGGCAACAATCTGTTATAGCATTTACTGATATTCTTTTATAAAACATGTAATCTGCAGGAATAGCAGCAGTTTCATAATACAAAGGAAATTTAGTAGTGGAAATGTTTTGCTCTACTATAAGTATTTGCAAATCATCAATATTCATAATTGTTTGTTCACTACCTTCTTTACCTTGGTTATGACCATGAACTTGCCTACGTACCCATTCCAGCTGAGCTTTATTAAAAGCCTCAACAATCTGCCAACATTCTATGTTGTCATAATCAAGAGAAGCTAGTTTATTTAGCCTCTCTTTGATTTTAATTTGTAGTAGGTTATTATTCATTAGTTATTCCAGTATTTTTCTACATTCTTAGTTATATCTACCAGTACTTCTTCATTCAATGGATTCTTCAAATATTCTACAACGTCAGAAGAATTTTTACCTAGCAAACTACTGCTCTTCATGTGATAGATAAATCCATCAGCTCTAGTAGCAATAATTTTATAGAAATTAGCATCTTTAACAAGAGATCTTAATTTCAATGTTTCCATGTCCATTGAACATACATCAAGGAATCTTTCTGCAGTTTTACGTTTGTCTTTATCTACAGTTTCACCATTAATGTATTTATCCATGTTGTCATAAAGAATGTCAAGTGGTGTAGATTTTTTATACTGCGTAGAGTTACCATCTACCACTTTACAAACATAAAACAACTTGTTTGTATTCTTATCAAATAACTTTTGCAATTCAGCCAACGCCTTATTGCGTAATTTTTTAACTTCAGTTCTTACAGAAGCAGTTTCTTCATACTTATCTAAGTAAAACTTAGGAGGTACAGGAGCTGTTCTTGCAACTTCTAGATTCTTAACAACAGCAGAAAAACCACCAGCTTCAATTGCTTTTAGTTTAATCAGGTCATAAGGATCATTAGCAGGATCTAAATAGATTGGTTCATTACCAAATCTCATGACAATCTTACTCCAAAACTCATCATTGTCTGGTCTAAGCAATTTTACTTTATTCCAGAAATGTTCATCAGTAGGATCAATGACATTAGATGCAAGTTCTTTTTCAAGTTGAGCAACAGTCATACGAATCTGTTTAATTGCTGCTTCTCTTTCATCTTCATCAAGTTGTTTGATCTCAGGAGCAAATTCATTCAATCCTGTTACATACCTTTTGATGCCATTGTTTTCCAAACAAGCTAATTGTTCCTCGTGGAACACTCCCTCAAAAAGTACCATGTCATACTTCTCAAGTCCCATGTTTGAATTTCTTGTGTCAATGAACGGACGTACTGCTAAAGTACTTGACCTTTTAAAGGTCTGATGTTTTTCAATCATTGTTACTTCCATAATTTGTTTTTGTTGGTTAAATAATTTTCTTCTTTTTCTTTCTGTTTTAGCAACTTCTAGTTTAAAGCTCCTGAACCACGTCAAGGTAGTTGCTTCTCAGGAGAACCTGGGGATTAACCCAGGCAAGTATTTGTCAAGTTTTACCCTGACGTGAGGAGGTGGAGTCTTGCTTAAAAGCAGTGACCTAGGGGAATTATACCCCTAGGTTTGCTTAGTGCCTTCAAGGATCCTTAGAATGATCCTCCAGTGATAGGATTTCTCATAACAATTTTGAGAACTTTAGTAGGGTCTTTAACCCAGATAGAAGGCATAGTCTGAGTCATGAATACTCTATAACCATTGAAATTACCTGAAGATGCAAAACCTTGAGTTCTTCCCATGTAGTCCATAGTTCCATTTTGGTAGAACCATTTCATTTCACTATCCCACTTCAATTTCAACAAGTAAATGTTGTCATTGGTGTTGTCAGTGATGTCAAACACGATGAAGTTATAAGAAGACAATGGGAAACCATCAATGATTGGGTTTTCAATGTCATTAGTGTGTACGTTGTCAAATGCTGGGTTCAACACAAACTTAACGTTAGCTAAGAAAGGAATAGTGTAGCTAGTGAAAGCAAATCCAAAATTCAAATCCATTGCGTTGTTACCAGAAATTGCACCTAAACCAGATTTGCTCATGTCAGCAAATAAAGAAGTACCAGAACCAGCAGTGCTGAATGCTTCTTTCTTAATTGCTTCATTCACCATCTTCATACCAGCCATACCAGTTTGAACAATGATTTGACGATTAGGATCTGGTCCTTTAAAGTCAACCTTACCATTGTAGAAGTTGAAGATTTCAGAACGGAACAACTCCAAGTTAAAGCTTGATTTGTTGTAGATACGTTTGAAAGAGTTATCCAACTGTGCCCAAAGACCAGTAGATAATCTGATATCATCTGGACCATCTTGCTTAATACGACCACCTTGTCCCCACATTAAGTAAGTTTCAATGTCATTAGCAATTTTGCTCAAGTGTGCAGATTCCATTTTAGTAACAAATGAACGAGTCAAAGTACCATTGTCATAAGCTTTCTTGATGTAGTCTTTACCCATCTTAGCTACCATTGCATCAATGTTAGTCAAAGAAGGATCTTTTGCGATGTTAGCATCAAATGATTTCCAGATCTCAGTTACAGGAACTGTACCATCTGCATTCATTCCACCTTTCATCATCATCTCTGCACGAGAAGAAACTGAGTAGTGTACGTGAGCTTCAGCACCACCAACATAGTTGTAGTACTCACGGAAACCTGCACTCAATTCACCAATGTCAGAGAAACGCTCACCATACTCACCACGAGCAGAACCTTTTCTGAAGAATTTAGTACCTGGTTTCAAGTATTTTTTGTCAAGAGCCTTAGTGTTGTCATTGTTCACTAATTGAACAGTGTACACAAAACCATCACCTGAAGGAAGAATATCTTCTGCAGTGATGTAAAGTTCAGCTCCTTTGTACTTGTCATAAGTGATGATATCACCATGTCCAAATACACGCTTGTTAATTTTGATTTTGAAGGTAGTACCATCTTGACCTAAAACAGCTACGCCTGGCTCAACATCTTCTACAACGTAAGGAAGATCCTGTACGATAGGAGTTTGCCATTTGTATTCCCCACGAGGGTTGTCTACAAGAATAGTGTTTTTACCACCAAAAGAAGCCATCTGATAAAGAGGCATTTCTACCTTTTGGGTCTGTGCCCATAAGTCAACTGGACCCAAATCCATAGGGTCAGTACTCTTAAGCATGTTCACCAAATGGTAAGAATCTACGTGAGAACCAACTTTGTAGTTAGTGTCGCGTAAGAACAGTCCATTGTTTAATACGGGTGTACTCATTGTGTTTAAAATTAAAGTTTAAAGTTATAAATTATTGTTATTGTCTTTTAAAAATATTTGCTGCTTGGCGAGGTATTTTTCTTGCAGCAGGTTTTTCTTCTTCCTCATCTTTTACAGTTGATGCAATTTTACGTGCTTCTTCTGTTTTAAGTTTCCTAACAGTATCCTGCGTTACCTCATTTTTTGCTTGCTTTCTAATGTTATCCTTGTAATCATCAGGATCAGATAGCAACCAAAGTGTTTCTGCAATCAAGTCATAACGTGGACTTTTTCCAAACTGATGGTCTTCTAAAAGTTTACCAAGCAAGTTTGTAGGACGTCCAGTCATACTTTCATACTTAACAGTTGTTAATTCATCCCATAAGAACTTCTGACGTTTACTATCAATTTTTACACCATTTAGTTCAGCAGGTTTTAAAGTATTGTATATGTTTTCCATATACTCTTCTTTTTTCTTTTGCTGCTCTGCACGGAATTGTTCCTGCTGTGCAATCTTTGATTGAACTACCTCTTCTTGCATTTGATCCAATTTTGGTTTGAACTGTTGTGCTTTTTTAGCAATTGTTCCAGCTTCAACCCATTCTTGCAATTGATCTTCAATCAACTCATTGTCACCATTACCAAAGTTTGTAGCTTGTAAGTATTGACGTGCAATAAGTTCTTGATGCTCTTGATTAGTAGGATCTAAAGATCTTACTTCTTCAGTTTGAGCTAATGCGCGAAATAATCCTTTTATGTCAGTACCACCTTTTGCAACATATTCTGCTGCATATTGTAGTTCTGATGGAAGTGATTCAAAGAACTCTTTTGGAGTTTGCTCTCTTAAAGCTTTTTCTCTCTCTTCAAAATTGGCTTGGATTAAGTCCTTCCAATCTTTAATAGAGTATTCCTCCATTGATTTATCATCCTCAAATGGAACTAACAAACCTTCCTCAATCAATTTTGAGAATGTTTCTACCATTCCACTCTTGTCAATTTTTTTGCGTCCTTGTTTTTTATCTGGGTCTTCTTGACCTTCAGTGTCTTCCAAGTCAGCATCTAATTCAGCAATTGCTTCATTAGTTTCAGCAGACGTTACTGCTTTCTTTTTATTTGGATCTTCTGTACCATCATCATCTAAAAATGACATGTCTACAGGTTTTCCAGTTGAGAAAATTGTAGGCTTCTCTCCGCCTTGGTCATCATCATCAGATGTAACAATGCTCTCAGCTCCTGGCATTGGTAGAAAGTCATCAATGCTTTCTATTGTTACATTACTAACAGATGTTTGTTGGTTGTTGTCTGTTGTACTCATACTATTTTTTGTTTAGTTGGTATTATTTCTAGTTCTTCTTCATATATAATCTACAAATAAACTTTGAAGATTTACACCCTCAAAGTGTACTGTCTACACATTTTTTGTATTATATAGCTATGACAGTTATTTACCATCATATTTATTTTTATTAGTCTGTGCAATTTGTAATTCTTTCTGTGCAATTCTTTCTTTTGAAAGTAATTCCTGACGTTTTAATTCAAGTTTAGATTGTTCAGAAGCTTGTTTGTTTACTTCTCTTTCTCTTGCTAAAGATTGATCCGCTTGTTTGGCGTTCTTTTTATCAAGGTATTCAAGAGTATCAATATAGTCATTCTGAGCATTTGCATCTCTATCTTGCATTGCTGTGTAACCAGCAGAGCGAATTTCAGCAACTCTTTCATCAGATTCTCTGTCAAGAGCTTTCTGTTCTGCATCAAACTTAAGTTTTGCTTCAAGACGTTTGCTTTCACCTTCTTGCTTCATTTTTTCAGTTTCTTGCATTGCTTGCATTTCTTGTTGTTTAGCAGCAGATGTTTTCTCTTCAATTGATTTCATAACATGAGTAATTTCAGCCATAGAATCAGCTTTGATAATATTACCTAAGTCATAAATAGAAGCACCTGAAGTATTATTAGAAATTGCAAGTGAACGTATTTGCTCAATTACTTGTCTCTGATTAACCTTTGTTGAGATAAATATGTTCAAGTCTCTAGCCAATAATTCTGTACCATTGATTTCAAAGTTAACCTTTTCATCCATAGTAGTCAAATATTGTAGTCTTAAACTTGGTCTATTTGAATGATAGTACTGAGAAAGGTCTGTACGCATCTGATGCACACGTGGCATTAAATACTCAGAGTGTTGCGTAAAGTAAGGCTCAGTTTGAGAATAACTCATGTTAATTGCTTGTTCAATACCTTGCGCAGTTTCTTGTGCATTTACAGCACCCATACGTTGAGGTGATAAACCAATTGCTTCAAAACATTGATTCTTGAAATAGTTAGATAACTGAATACGTGACATCAAACGATTTGTTTGTTCAAGATTCAATACTTGATAATGTTGGAAGTTTAATGCATTTTCTGTATTTGTAATAGAAGTATCCAATGGTAACATCTGGAAGTTCTTCATTGCAACATATGCTTTAGAGAAATTATCTTTACCCCAATCTTCACCCATTGAATGACGTGGTAAAGCATTCTGATCCAACATGATAACTGTACCTAATTCATCTACAAGAATGTCAGCTATTTGGTTGTTAACCAAGTTATAACCTACTTGATAAGGTTTCATCTTGTCTACAAGAGACATAGACTTTGTGTTTCTATCAGAGAACACTGCGCCTTCAACTGGAAGTTTACAGCCATATAGTGTGAAATCTCCCTTAAACTGAAAACGTACAGGTTTTACATCAAGATACATTGGAGCAAATCCAAAGATATCATGATTGCCATAGTAAGCAGGTCTGTTGGGACCAATCTTAACACCACCCCAAGTTTCATTAATCCAAATCCAATCAATGTGTTCTCCATATACTAAAGTTTCTCTATTCTTATTTTTGATAACTGTAGTATCATAAATTGCTTTATCTGTAATTTTATATGATTCATCTACAATCATGTCAACTAACATACCATTCTCATCAATTTTAGATAAGTGTCCAATCATACGTTGTGACTTCCAATATACTGTTGTTACACGTAACATACCCATATCTTTAAATTCTTGCAAATCTTCTGACTCATTTAGAATTTTAAAGATAATGTCATCACCTGTATTCATGTACATTTCACTTGCACTTAAGAATTGACGCATTCCTAATGAAGGACCATTTGTATTCCAGTCATGTGATCTTGTGCCATCATAGAATGAACCATCATTTTGTACACCTGGAAGATTATATCCAGCAGATTTTACAGGATAAATAGCTTCTAGACTTTGAAGTTGATCTTCATCCATCATATAACCATACTTATCAATAACATCTGCAAGAGTAAGTAGGTCTACTCTACCAACCCAATTAGATTGAGAAATATATCTTGCTTCAGGAGATTTATGATAGAATGTTAACAATGGATTCCAAAGTTCAATTTCATAATCATCTTCTGTCATTTTAAAGTGCCAGAACTCTCTATCTGTAATCAACATATCTCTGAAGGCCATATTCTCTAATTCTTTCATTGAGAATCTTTCCTCATCTACATTATGTTGGTGTGTTGCCCATTCCTCTACAAGTGATCTATAATCTTTTTTGAAGAATCCTTCAATCTCAGGTAAAGATTTAAGACTTTCAGGAGCCATCATTTGCTGTGCTTGCGCTGCTTGTTTTTCATCTTCAAGATTCAAGCCCATCTTCTCAATAGTTTCCTGCATCTTTTTCTCTGCTCTTGAAACTAATACTTCCTCTACCATAGCACGCTTAGCTTCAATCATTTCATTGTATGAAAGATCATCAACTGCGCGATAAGTGATTTTGTCATTTCTTTTTGCAAATTCACCTGTGAGAACGTTGATAACATTGGGCACAATTGGAAAGAACTTAAGTTCAAAAGCACTTTGATCTTCTTTTGTCAGAACATCAATAAGTTCTGCAACTTCATTGTCTTCTTCAACAATGTAGTCTGACTTGTCAATAATACCATTTGCAAGCTTGTAATTTTTCAACAACCTTCTAGCATTTCTGCGTATTTGCTTAAGACCTTGCATTTCAAACCAGTCTAGGTTCCATGCACCCCAAGCTTCATCTTTATCTTTTCTACGCAGAAATTGAACAGGCTGAGTTAGAGTACCCATTTTATTGTTCTCTACCTTAGCTCCATTTTTAAGCTGCATTGCGTTAACTACTGTTGGCATAACCTTATGTATTTACTTTTTGTTTATCTAATGTTTTTGAAAGGATTTCTAGGCTTTCTCAACGCTGTAGATGATGAGTTTTCATTTCCCATATGACGGAAAGGGCTCACTCTTAATTTAGCATTTTTATTTGATTTATCCAAATTAGCATCATCTCTTTCAACACGCTTTGAGTATCCTCTGTTTGACTCCTGAACTTTGGCAAATGCTACTAAAGCACAGAACGCTACAAGTCTATCCACGTTAAGTCCTTCCTTGTAAGCTGCCATTTCTCTTAGAAGCATAATGTCTGGTATTCTTTCAATACCATATGTTTGTTTTACTATGGTTCCATCTGTCATAGTTTCTTGGTCCAATTCTTCCTCTAGGAACTGTATAGCATATGAAATCAAGTTAGTTTTAAATAATGTACCCACGTTTCTCCATCCATATTCTTGATACACATTTGTATTGCTGGACAATTCTTTGAGAAATAAGATCTGATTTTTAGGTACCAAATATCTTTGTTTTCTTCTAGATATCATGTACTGGATGAATAAACTAATGTTATTTTCCACAATTGTCCATGCATTGTACCACTCAATTATCATTTCAAGACGTTCATGTGTTTTGTTAAGGTCGTCAAAACGTCCACACCAAGCAGCTACAATCTTATCCCTTTCTATATGTTGTTCAATAGTTCCATCTGCTTTATGCTTTGTAACCTCTTGTGCTGTCTTATAAACAAATATAGAACACAATGAGTCAGATGTAGTTGTCTTACCTTCAGATACAGGGTCAATAGATGCATAGTACGCTCCAAACTGTGGATCTTTAGATGGTCTTTCATAAACAACTATAACACCTTCTTTATCAACTGTCTTAGGAGATATAGGAAACTCTGATATTGGAAGTTTACGTGATTCTTTAGCAACTATTTTACCATGCTCATCTCTAGATAAATCTACAAACTCTCTAAAGTATTCTTGATCTTCAATTCTTCTTATCTGTTTTGTGACAAGATGTAATGGAAATTTAGAAACTTTTCTATATGCAAATGCTTCTTCAATGTTGATAGGTTTCTGAGAAATACGTAATTGATAGTCTTCTGGTTTCAGATTTCTTTTCCATTCTTCTCTTTCAGCAAGAATCATTTCCAATGCCTTATCAACCAGTGAATTACCATATTCATCAATACATGGGAGCATTGACCATTGTTCAGGAATAAACAAACCACACTCAGCAATTTGTCCCTCAGCATTTACCAAGTTTGTTTCTACTGCAAGTACATCTTTAGAGATAGGATTCATGATCATTTCTTTCAATGGTTCACATTGTTCCAAATCACCCACAGATCCTGCAGCAACAAACATACCTGTATATGTCATACCTGATTTCATTGCTGGTAACAAGTACTCCACTGTTTCATTCATCTTAGGAGCAATACCTGCTTCCTCATGATAGAACAATGTACAAGGACCCCCTACACCATTTGTTGGATCTTTTTCAAGTGCAAGTCCAAATATTACAGACTTTAAACCAACATCACGTTTTTTACCTCCTTGATTAACTTCAATCTTTTGTTCCCAGTTCAATACTTTATCTGGATTACAAGGTCTATACCATGCAGTATGTGTATTCAAGAAGTTTCTGTATTCTTCTAGAAAACGCCAAGTACCTTTTTCATTTATATAATCCTTTAGGGAACCAGCCATTTTGTTTATAGCACCTTCCTCAAAGTAGAATAAGTTAATCATTTTTCCTGCGTGGAAATAAGAGGATGCAATCTGACGTTTCTTTAAAATGGCAGCATGCTTAGAAGAATGTTTTGCAATCTCTTCATACAAAGCCATATGGTATTGGGCGTCCCTTACATCTGCAAAGGTAAACTTTGCTACTTCTTTATTGTAAATAGGCAAGAAGTTTACCCACATGTAATAGTCTCTTGCTAAAAACCATGTGTTCTTTTTGCCTTTATATATAACTCCTTTTCTACACTTTTCTTTTTGATCATCCCAATATTGGATGTAATCTTTTGATCTTAATGGAGCTGTGCAAAATAATCTAAACTTGTTAAACTTTCTAGCTTCTGCATTAAATAACAATGATGTTTCATCAAATTCATATTTCCCTGGTTCTTTAAAAATAGACCAAAGAAATTCTACATATGCTTCTTTAGTTTCAAAGTCTGTATGAGACCATGATTCAGTTTTTACATCATATGTTGGTATACTTAAATACATAATTAGTCTTTGGGTTCTTCTACAATTAACTTCAATGTGCTACCATCACTATAGTTCCATATTCTCTGTTTTACAACATAAACATCTGAACCAATAGAAATCCAATCACCTTTTGCTGGTGTATTCTTGACAATTCTAGATGTCAAGTATCCATCAGATACATGTACAATTTCTACTCTTGTAGTTCTATTTCTCTCCAGTTCTTCGTGTAAGCTCATCTAATAATTTTTTGTCACCATTTGTTTTCTTGATTATTTCTTGAACAGTTTCAATTTTACTTGACCTAATCATAGCGTATTTAGATTCACTACCATTCCAATAAGCAAAATAATCATCTCTGTGGAAACCTGTCCAAGTAGAAGAATAGGCATTATAATGAAATACCCAATCATAGCATGATAAATCCATATATAGTTCTTGTTGTTTTATTCTTTTATCCTTGATCATACGCAAGGTGTTGACCTCCGCGTACCTGACTCTTCTGCTCTTCCATGAGATCTTTATACGCCCCTTTGAACGATAAACGTATCTGCTCAAACTTTGCTGCAGCATTAACCAAAGAATTGATGTTACCATCCCTACCATGCTCAATCGTAGTTGTTTCCATGTATTTCGCCAAGCCATCAAGCATGTGTTTAATACCCATAAAAGCCCTGTATGTAGGAGTCTCATAAAGTTTTTTGCATAATTCAAGAGCTGCGATAATTGCATCATCCTCTGTAGAAAAATCTGCATTAATTTGTGAAAGTATAAGTTCTTCTTTTTCATTTTCAGGGGTGTCAAAAAAGGGATTTAAATCTGGATTAGGACATGACATGTAAAACAAATATGAGTACACATTCATGTAACTATCTGGATATTCTACCATGATTCTTTTTAAGTATGCTAAAGTGTGACAATGTTCTGTTGGAACAAGCACACCATTTTCTAAGTCAAATAATTTTACCATTAGTGTTTCTTTTTAATTACTTTATCAGCATTGTTTTTATACCAAGTCATTATTGCAAGTACCTCATCTTTCAAGTAAGGTAATTCATAAGGTACAATTTCTTTAATGATTGGTTCTCCATCTGCATTTAGTTTAGAAACTGGGTAACCAAATTCATCCTTCTCATCTTCTTCTTCAAAAGAAATATGATGTATGATTAGTTTACCTGGTTTCAAATTTGGGTTATGTTTAAGAATCATATACATGTAAATTGACAACTGCAAATTATAGTGATTCAAATTGCAATCATCAAGATGTGATACTGGTGCATTCATTCTCTGAGAAACACCTTCCCAATTCTTAAAAGATTCTGTTTTAATTTCTTTGTTTGTTTTGTAGTCTGTAATATGAACATATCCATCAGCTACTTCTACTAAATCACTTTGACCACATATGCCGGCAGATCTCATATAAACCATATGCTCAGGATATATACCATCCATAAGTTTTTGAGAAGGTGCTACTTTTAAACCATGTTCATCTTGCATAGGTTTTATAACAGGTAATGTTTTATCATAACGAACTATGGTATCACAATTTGTGATATCATGTTCTCTTTGATCATGATACCAGTTACCTAGTGTGCATGCTCTATCTGCCTCTTTCTTCCAAGCTTCTTGTATTTGTTCTACTGTCATTCCAAACCATTTACTCTTTTTACTGGTAGATGATTTCTTTGCAATGTTTGTAGAATCAAATGGTTGCTTCAATGCACTAATTAATGTTGTTACACTTATCCATCTAGTGTTATCAGAAGGATCTACTGATGTGTAACTGTGGGTTTTTGGTTCAAATACTAAACTCATACTTAGTTTGTTTTGTTAATACTCTGTCTAATTAAATCTTCTTCTTGCTGAGTTGTCACAGCTTTCCAAAATCCTTTTGGACATTCTGAAGATAATGATCTAGTCTTTAACTTTAGTGAACATCCACATTCAGAACAGCAAGGTTGTGTACCTATAACAGCACATTTGTCTCCTTTCAAATCAATGTAAGGACATTTAACGCAAACTTCATTTCTAGAGAATGCAATCTCTTCAATGTGTTCTTTTTTAAAAATGTTATTTCTAACACCTTCAAAGATTTTGTTACGTTCTTTCCAAATTTTAATTGTATTATTCAACATTGTCTAAATAGTTTTCTTTTAGTTTAATAACTTCTTTTTTTCTCTGTTGTTCTTGATCCATCTTTTCTAAGATTTCTGTATACTTTTCAATATCAGCTTTTACTTGTAAAGATGTTTCATACATTCTTATAGACTCTGATGGGTCTATCTTATTTAAGAAAGCTGTATACTTTTCAAGTTTCTTCTCTACACGCTTTCTCATAAGCACAAAAGTTCCCATATTGGGAACATTGACAGATGGTGAAGACATTGCACTTAATTTCTTTTGTGTTGTTCTGTAAAAGAACGCTACTACATCATCTACTACAAGATGATCTATCCCCAATGACTCAGCTGTCTTTTTGGTAATTTCCTTACGCTTTGTTGGATTCAAGTGCTAATATGTTATAGTCTAACAATACATTTCCTTTGCCATAAATGTTTAGTGATGGTGCCAGTTGTATCTGTCTTTTTCCATCATTAATCTTTTGTACAATACCTCTCTTCTCTAACTTTGCCATTCTGTTACGTACATTTTGTGCACGCACAGAAAATTCTTCCATCTCAATGTTTTTGTACAACCTTTTAGCTGCAGCATTACAGAACTTACCTAATTCAATAGGTCCCCATAATGCAAGTAATGTTAACAGTTCAATATCAGATGGTATTAAATGTTCTTTTTTGAAGAATATTAATTCTGTAATGATCTGATATTTAACCAATTCATAAGAGCTAACTCTAATCTTTTTTTGAACTCTGTTTACTTCCATGGTTTTTAATATTTTAATTTTGTGTACCATTCACTCAGGAGTTTCACCTGAACAACCCTTTCATTTCTGACTTGTGAGTCTTTACTGATCTGTTCCACCAAACAGAATGGGTATGCTTTTTTTACACTTACATCAGTGTGGTACTGGCGACTCCTGCATGGCATGCACCTTTTGTTGCGGGGGTAGGATTTGAACCTACGTTGTTTGGCTTATGAGACCAAGCTGGGACCTACTCCAGTCTACCCCGCCAAACCTTTAATCCAGAATATTCTGAATTTTTGAAATGGTCTTCTGAGTACTACTAAGAACTTTCTTAGTACGATCAGCTTCAGCCATCAAATCATTGATTTGATTATTGACCATGTCAATATGTTTTACTTGTTCTTCTTCTAAAGATTGTAAACTAGTTAATGTAGTTACAAATCCTGCAAGGATTGCGTCTTTTCTTTCTTGAAATGCTCTAGATGAACTTGACGTACCTGTTAATTTGTTAATGATGGTTTTTAACATAGTAATAAGTTTTAAAGGTTACCAGATAATTGCAATATCTCTTTCTGCAATCATTAATTTTAAGTCTTCTCCTATAGAAACTACTCCAGCATTTTGGAGTGAATATGTCTCTACAAATACTTTATCTCCTGCTTGTACAAGAGTTACCTCATCACCAACAGCAAATACTTCTAATGCTGTCCATTTTGCCATCATTTCTGCTTCCATCTGTGCTTCAGCTTCAGGAGACAATAATACTTTTGATTCTGGTTTTTTTGGTTTAGTAAGTAACACTCTTGTTCCTACTAGTTTTTTAAATTCTGCCATTGTTTATATTTATTTTGGTTATTAAAATTTAGAGCCTTCTGTAGGAGTTGAACCCACAACCTGCTGAGTACAAATCAGCTGCTCTACCAATTGAGCTAAGAAGGCAGTTATTGATTTGTTATTTGGTGGGATTACTGAATACCCACAAGTCCAACACACGCCCCTTTTCACCCATAGTCCAAGCAAATGATCAGTCAGCTTGTTAATGACTAGCTGGATTGACTACCAGCACCTGCTGCGGAGATCAGATAGTATATGTCTTCACAGGACCTCAGAGCTTATCAGTTACGCTACCTTTAAGATGAGTGGTTTTAACTCACGTGCTTGACAGCGTTCCCCTCAATACTTTTCAGTATTGGAGAAACCACATTAACCCCTCTCAAGAGTTTTTTCTGTCACAAACACAAATCAAATGTCAAAGAACAATGCAAGTTAGTTTAAACTTGCAAGGTTTAGTTTTTTTCTGAAGGTTCAGCTCCACCTGGTCCGTCAGTCTCCTCCCCATTGTCAGGACTTGTCATGTTAGCTATCATAATAGTAGCTTGAATACGCTTAGCCTCTTCTGTTACAGCCTTAGCTTGTAACTCAGCTAGCTCAGCACGTAAAGAAGCAAGCTCAATCTGGTTTTTATACCAGGCAATCACTTCTTCTCTAGTTGGTTCTTTGGTTTCTTCTGCCATGATTTTAATTTTTAAAGTTTATTTTAATAGTAACCTCAATACAAATATACTTCAAAAGTTTAACTTTTACAAATTTTTTTATTATTTTTGTTGAATGGAAGGAATGCAATTGATAACAACCCACCCAATTAAGAAGTCTGACCTTGGTTTTCATGGCAATCTTTTTGGGGGTAAACTCTTAGCTTGGATGGATGCAGCAGCAGCTGGTTATGCTATGGAAGTATGTGATACTCCACGTATGGTCACTGTTCTTATAGATAAATGTGTATTTAAGAAACCTGCAAGAGAAGGGCAACTAGTAAAGATATATGGAAAGGTTATACTTGTAGGTAATACATCTATAACACTTTATATGGAAGCTAGGGCACATAACGTGTATTCAGGGACACAATCTGTAATCTTACACACGAATATGAGGTTTGTAAGAATTGATGAGGCAGGTGATCCTCTTCCAATAGGAGACAGAACAAGAAACAAATATACTAATAATGGAGAAAGCAATCTTTAAATTCAATGGAGGCCAAGGAGCATTGTTGTGTTCCAAGTGCAGAGGAATTATTAAAACTGGGGCTACCATGTCACAGTTTGAAAAAGACGCAATGTTAGGCAAGCAGGAAATGGTTGCTCAAGAATGTGTCGTCTGTAGAACAGGTGTCAAATATTCTTTAATAAGAGTTGAAGATGGTAAAATTATTACTGGTAAATCCATAAGATGGGTTAAATGGAAAGAGAATGGAAGGGCTGAGAAACTTTTTAGAAGGCCACAGGTTGGATTTTCCTGTATAGTAGACTCTGAGTATGGTGCTTCTTATACATGGTTAACCACTCAGGTTCAAAGTTTTGAAAGAGTATCTGTAAATGAGTTACGTTTCAAGACTAAAAATTCAACATACATATTAAACAAAATTAAAGTCAAACCCTCTAAACTAGATTACGATGATGAACCTTTCCAAGATTAAATTAGCAGCAACAGGTATTATTCAAGTTTACTTTGTAGCTATAAACACATGCTTCTTAGCTAAAGAGATATATTTGGGTGTTACCTTTGCAGCATTTGCTATTTCTATGGTATGGTCCTATAATATTAAAAAGATTGTATTTGGAACTTTTTCTGACAGAATGTTTTACTCACTTGGTGCTACAATTGGTAGTCTACTTGGGTTATACACAAGTTCCTTTTTTACAGATTTTTTTAGTAAATTATAGTGTAACCATAACCCACTTATATGAGAGAGCCTAATAGACCACGTAAAAACGAAATCAAGTACCAAGTAGAGTTAAACGCAGAACAGAAGGAAGCAAAGAGGCTAATCATAGATAATCAAATTGTAATTGTAACAGGAAGAGCAGGATCAGGAAAATCCCTTGTATCTGCTATAACAGCATTGGACTTTTTATTTAAGAAGCAATGTGATAAGATCTATGTTACTCGTGCCACAATTGAAGTTGGTAATTCTTTAGGATTCCTACCAGGTTCTCTGGATGAGAAGTTTAATCCTTACTTAGAAGCATTCATGGAGAATCTAACTAAATGTTACGATAGCGTAAAGGTTGGAGACATGATAAAGGATCAGAAGATAGTTGCTTATCCTGTACAATTCATTAGAGGAAAAACTATTGATGATGTTCTTGTAGTAGAAGAAGCTCAGAACTTATCTAAAGCACAGATGTTAGCTATTCTGACAAGACTTGGTAAGTATGGCAAGATTATCATCAACGGTGATAATGAGCAGAAAGATATAAAAGACGAATACAATGGCTTAAGTTATGCCATAGAACTCAGCAAGAAGATTGATGAGATCAAATGGATCAAACTTAAAGAGAATCACAGAAGTGATGTAGTAGGAAAGATATTGGATTACGAATATAAATAAGAACTATGTATATAAACAATCAATTTGAACTAGGTGCAATCATCTATCTCAAAACTGATCTTGAGCAATTGCCAAGAATCATCACAGGTATTCAGGTGTGTGCAGATGGAGGGATGCTTTATAAATGTGCCCAGGGTCAAGAAGTTGATTGGCACTATGAGGTAGAACTATCAGATCATCCTGACATACTTCTCAAAACTTCTAATTAAAAAGAAACCCAGGTTATTAGCCTGGGTTTTTTATTTGGGTTAATCTTTCTTTTAGTCAAGAATCAAATTGACACCAGCGTTTTGAACTGTACCTACAAAACTTTTTACAATAAAAAGTTCATCACCTACAAATTTAAACTGAACCATTGAACCAAGAACTTCATTCAAACTCTTTAAGAAGCTTGCTTTTGTGAAACGCTTACCTGTATAGAACCAGCCTAATGTTACAGGAAGATACGTATCTAATTCTAAATTTCTTGCAGTAAATAATACTTGATAAGTATCTGTATCTGCGAAGGTCTCTGCATTGTTTAAGAAACCATACTCAACAGGAACCTTACAATCTACTCCAGGAATGATAGGAGTACTTTTACCACCTCTAGGTTTAGCTCCTTGAATAGGACTTCCTAACACAGGTTTGCCATTTTTTGTAAACGCATAATAATTTGCCATAGTATATATTTTTTAATGTTGAACAATCTTACATATACAATATAGGAAATTCTGCTGACTTTATCGCTCACATCTGTCACAATTGTAGATCAAATTTGTGACAAAATGAGCTATAAACAGGTTGCCCTTGAGCTATAAATGTGTCTACTGGAACTAGCCCCCATGTGTGTAGTAGAGAGTGAGTACCCCCTACCACACCAATCCCCCGCCTCACACGCCAACACCTATACCCCCATGTGATTCAGCACAATAAAATTTAGCTTATGTATCATTGGTATTTAATTTCTGGACATCAAATCCTTGCTAAGTCTCTGCGTGAAGCATACAAATACTTCATGGAGTACTGCAAGGAGGACAGACACTGAGAGAGTGTCACCAGAGCAGGACCACACAGAGATATTCTAACAAGAGTGTCTCTGTGTTTTATTATATAAGCCTCTGATACAACAGCTAAACCCCTTAACTAATCAGTATTTATTAATCACTCTAAATAACAATCACATGAGAAATCTCAAAAGAATGGTACTTCCTGTACAGATCATCGCACTGTTTACACTGCCTATGATCATGATCACAATCATCACAGCTGTATTTGCTGGATGCATTTCATTATTAACGCCTGTAACTTTCACAGAAGTTACAACATCTACTCCTATGTGGGTATTCAATTTCCTTGTGGCTATTGGATCTTTCATTGCTGTAGGCTCTTGGATGTGGGATGAGCAATAACTCTCCCACATTCTTCAACAACTGTAATCCCTTTATTAATCAATAACAATTTAAATTAAACAATCATGAACAAAGTTCAAATTAAACCAACTGAAACTGGTGCATTAGTTAGCACCTACAAGAACAATCCTAACTATGGTTACATCACACTTCAATCTGAAGAGATGAGTGTTGACGGTGGCTGGGTTAGAAACTCTGTACGCACTGCGTTACTTAGAGCTGAGACAAGCTTACTTGAAAAGTTTGTTAGCACCTTTGGTAAGTCTGGTAACATTCCAGGACGCATTGTTGTAAAAGAATTTACTGAGTCTCAATTACCTGAGAACTATGTATCACGCCTTAACAAGAACTTAGACTATGAAGAGTCTATTGCTCCTTATGTTAAACGTGCTGGTAAAGACGGTATTGAATTGACTCTTGGTGGTGAGCGTATCTTGCGCTTTACTGACTATGATGCATCTGGTGCTGACCAAGATGTACGCATAGCTCACGACAACACCACTGCTGTATCTGCTTCACGCAATGTGAACGCTAATGCAGCTGCGTTACCTGCTTAACTTTAGAAGAACTGCTGGCTGGGGATAAACTCCTCAGCCTCAGTTTTTTCCAAATAAAAATGTTGGGGTGGTTGATGTGAGGTAAGACAAAAACAACAGAACAGTTTTTTCTCAACCCTGACTCAACACCTAAATTGCCCCTGACTAAAACAACACCTAAACCCCCAAATCATTTTAGTATTAACAATTAAAAATTAGATTTATGTCTCAAGTACAAATCGTCCCTAACTCAAAGACAGGCAGTGTAATCACAGCCTACAAGAACAACGCTGAATTTGGTTATGTTCAGCTTCAACAAACTGCAATCACCGTTGATGGTGGTTGGGTAAGAGAGAGCAAACGCTCTACTCTATTGCGCGCAAAGATGGACTTGTTAACCAAGTTTGTTGCCGCTCACAAAAGTCTTCAATTGCCAGGTGCAATTGTAGTAAAAGAATATCTTGAGTCTGAAGTACCTCAAGATATGGCAGATAAGTTCTTCAACAAAGAGTTGGCTTATGAAGATGCAATTGCTCCTTACGTAAAACGCGCAGGTGCAGATGGCATTGAGTTAACTTATGGTGGTGAAAGAATTTTACGCTTCACAAGTTATGATGCTGCAGGTTCTGATACAGACGTTAAGGTAGCACATGACAACGTAGTTGCAGTAGTAGAGAGTAAAGTACAATCTACAAGCAACGCAATGTTAGGTTAATTGATTTAAATTGTGGTAAGTATGGGGAATTATTCCCTGTACTTGCTGCAGTTTTTTCTGATTAACCACAAGAAAACTTAGGTGTTGAATGACAAACTTACAAAGACAAACAAAAACTTCTTTGTTAACTCATTGATTAATAATAATTTGTGTGCGTGAGAGTGGGTGACAGACCTACTCTCCCACATATATTAGTCAAAAAAAATCCTCTTAAAAACAAGTTCTAGTGTATAATAAATAGCTATAATAGTTATGAAGACAGAAAAATATCAACTTGCTGTACTACTATGTTTCTTACTTACTGTTGTGAGTATAGTAATATATAATGTATGTACTTATGGTGTTTCTTCTATATAGTAAGTAAGACATTTAGTGTTATCTCTCTCTATAGTATAAGAGCATCCGCTTTCTTTAAAAACCCTCAAATCAAGTATTTATGGCAAACCCAAAACTTACTATTGAACTAGTACCAACGACATCTTGGTATAGTAATGTTAGATCAAATGTCTCTAAAGCTGAATGGGACCATATACGTCATAAATGCTATGACAATGCTAATCATGTATGTGAAGTATGTGGTGATGTTGGTACTAACCAAGGTT